TGTTTTACCAGCAACAATGTCTGCTCCAAATGTTCCGTCATTGAACAAATAGTCAAACAACTTAGCTTTCTTAGGGTTATAATGTACCTCATTTTCAGCTACACATAGACTTACATTAGGCAAAATTAAATTTTGCCTAGCATTTTCATACTAAGTATGATTTTCAAATTTCTTTAAATGTTTCATTTTAATATCGATATTAATGTATACCTTAGTGTATACCCTATTGCTACTCCAGCTATGGTGATAACAAAATCTACCCAATCCCATTTACCACCATACTGTTTATCTTTAAACTCTAAAGCTCCTGCAGTACCTATACCGGCAAGTGATGCACAGTATATAGTATCTGCAAGAGCTCCTATAATCAAACTCCCAACGAAGTGTTTCCATCTATTGGAAGTTGTAAACCATTTCATCATTTTAGCTTAAGTTTTTCTAGCATACGTACCAAAAAACTCTTCTTAGCCTTTGTATCTATGGCAGGTTTAATTGGTTCTGGACGTGCTATCTTTGGGGGTGTAGTAGGTTCCTTGTATTCTTCTATAGGTTTTTCTACTTTGGATGGTACCGTTACAACCCCAATATTCTTATATTCTTCTTTAGCGCTAAAACATGGGCATGCTTTTTTCCATTTAGCTGGGTTTTGGCCCCATATTTCTCTATGACCTAAGATTTCCGCATCTGGGTAGCGCGACTTCAATTGTGTTAAAATTCTAATAAGACTGGCCTTTTGGGCGTCTGTTCGGTTATCTACAGGTCTTCCTTGCTCATCAACCCCTCCAATATAACAAACATTGATGGATGTACTGTTGTATCCAGCAACTCCGTTTGAAGATTTTGATTCGTCTTGTAATTGTACTATTTCTCCATCGGGTTTTATTATATAATGATATCCGGGGTTTTTCCACTTGTTGTGCACTTTCCAATAGTTCTTTATTGTCTCTATAGTTTGTGTCTGGGGCCCAGCTGTACAATGCACAAATATTCGTTCAATCTTTCTCATATTTTACATATCATCCATATCGAGAGGTTCGATATCTTCATTACACATCATCTGTTTCATCTAATTTTTCTAATAGTGATATAAATTTACCCCTAGTATTAGGGTCTTTAATAGGTTTTAATATATATTTCCAATCCATAAATAATGAACCTTGACATTCAGTATATCTATCATATATAGAATTTTCTTCATCTTCCGTAAGCAACGGTTCGTGTTCACTACATGGATCGTGAGAACATAACTCAAGCATTACTAACACTTGTGCTTCTTTATTTGTCAACATCTTCTGTACACTCTTCAAATGGAACATATTCGTCCATAACTGTGGCAGGACGTTCAGTATTAGTAGAATTAGCTAGATCATTTAGCGCCTCTTGTACTAACTCACCTGTAGGCTTCTCTCCGTATTTATCTTTAAGAGCCTTCATTATCTCTTCTTCATGTGGATTGCCGTACTTCATGTACATTTGCATCAGCATTGAGTTGGCAAAGTTTAAACCAAATGGATTTTTTACATTCCCATTTTCATCTAAATCTTTGGACAAAGTATCTACAATGTTTTCTAATTCTTCAATAGAGTATTTGTCCAATTCTCCATTTTCATTCACGTGGCGAATTAAATCTCCGCCTTTAGTGTATATATTAGCGTTTTTACAAATCTTCCCCATATGGCAGGCAATAACATTTATTCTTTAACGTTCTTTTCTCTATTTCTGTGATTTTGCTTAAAGCTTTTAAATATTGTTCGCTTTTTACTGCGTTTTTTATGGTGAGCAAAGTATCTTGTACACCGCACTTTCTACTATTGTCCATTTTCGTCGTATATAGTATGCTCGTATTTCTATTCTGCTAACCAGCGAAAATATTCCTTAAATGCTGATTTTCTTTCTTTCTTAGTACTGTAAATATGTATCTGACATAATATTTCCAATGCTCCTATACATCCACGAGCTCTCAACATTCCTAAATCTCCTATAAAGCTCTCTACACCGTCTTGACCAAATTTATCGCGTATTTCAAAATATTGATTATACGCCATTGTAATAAATTTGTTTTCCTTATCATATTCCGGTTCACACTCTACTAGGTATGAACAATTAATTGGTACTCCGTGGATAAAGAAATATTTACAGTTGTCCGTAACAGGTTTACTGCACTTTTCTAAACTTAAAAAATCGGCATAATATAAGATGGAATTTAACTCAAATATATTTAGATCATCCAACTTGATTGATGACTACTTCCCATTCGTGATTTCTATCATTGAATTCAAGGATTATCTAGTTCTTAATTAACGGTCCTCCAAAATGTTTATCGTATAAAACACAATATTCTTCATCTCTAGGTTTATTCCACTGCTTGATCAATGTTTTTCTCATTTTTTTGATATTGTTGTATATATACATCCAGCTATCCAACCTACCAAATATGAAAAAGGCTCACTACAAGTAGCCTTTGCATCTTCTTGTATATAATCGTATATATCTAATGCTACATGACAAGATTCATGAGCAATAGTATCTATCATATACTTCTTCTTATCATCTACTTTATATCGTGGTAGATCATCATTCCAACATACTAATATGCAGTATTTATTATCAGATTTACGTATACATATAGATGTACTTGCAACTCCTTCTTTTATATCTTCGGTAATACTATTACCACTAGCATACTTGTATAGTTTATCTAGCTGTTTTAAGGTAGTATACTTATTTGCTACTACTAAATCAACATCGTATAAGGTTGGATATGTATCTATTATTGTTTTATTTTTCTTAGTCATATATATAGTCTATATAAGTTATATAACCCCCTATAATCCCCCTTATAGGTATATATATAACGTTAATATAGCCATATTTGGTTGCATTTCGATAAATTTTTTATAATATTGCAACCTTTTGCGCTTGTTGAGCGTTATATATACAAAACGACTAAAAAATTTAAATTATGAGTAAAACATTGCGCGTAGTTGAACCATTCTTTACTATGGACGAAGGTGATACGTTTGAGCTTTCTGAAGACGGAAAAACTTACGTTTCTGCAAAGAATGAGGAATTCCATAAACATGGAGACGAAAAAGGTGACGTAAATGCAGTATATACATCAGCATTTACAATTTCTGCAGATTATGCTAAAGTTTTGGTCAAAGAAGGTTTCCTTGAAGAAATATTTGCAAAGGATACTACTGAACAAACATTTATAAACATTTTCGATGAGATTGACAATCTTATTATTAAATACAACAATGAGTTGACAAACATCGATACTTCGTTTGAAGGTGAACCTGAATGTCTTAAGGTAGAAAAGATTACAGTACTTAAGAACATGATCAAGCTTTTAAATCATCTTAAATCGTTAAAGAAATAATGGAAAAGAAAGATAGAATTGATCAGTCAGAATTAGCTGAATCTGTATCCAACAACATTCCATATACGTTCCTCGACTTTTTCTTGGTTAAGCCTTTAGAACCTGTGAAAGTTAAAAAAGAAGTAACTAAACCGGTATCTGACAAAGAACCTAAAGCTGATGAAAATGGAATCGAAGCTGTTGATTATGATAAAACAGAAAAAGAAATAATTGAAGTTGATTCTGATTATCGTAAGGGCGTTGTGATAAAAGTTCCCGCTTCTTATACAGCAATGATCGAAAGCGAAAGTCATCCATATGCAGGATACAAAATTTCTTTAGGTGATGTACTTGTATTTAGAGAGGCTGGCTGTAGAAACTTTGATCTATTGAAGGATAGCAAACTTGTTAAATACTTTGATATCATTGCGGTAGAAAAGTGATAGATATAAACGATGTAATTAAAGAAGTATCTAAAAGAACTGGAATAGACATTGAGACTGTTAGTGCTATATGTAAACACCCATTTGTAATGACAGTCGAATATATGAAAGATGAATCTGAATATAAAGACATCCTATTCAATGGTCTATTTAAGTTTAAATTAAAAAAAAGATACAGACAAGATAAAACTAAACCGTATAAAGTACAATGAAAACATTATATTGCGGTGATGGCGGTTACATACAACTTGACGAAGATCGTAACATATCCCCATGTCAATTTGATGACTATTGTAGATTGAGGCGCGTCATGCTGGCGACAGAACCAACAAAGGTTGTATATACGATCGGTACGAAAACTTACGAAGTGTATGCAGACAAAAATGACATTGTCGTTATGTTTTCAAATACTCGTTTCGAAAATCCTATCGCGGTGATCAAAAGCAAAGAGTGGGCAAGCAATTTAATAAAGTACAGAACAGAAGAGCAGGAAGCAAAAGAACAATGGGCTCTTGCACAAAAAACAAAAGAATATGAAAAAGACAGAGAAGAAGACAACAAAGAAGTTTAAACCCGATTTTACAGTGGACTTAACTACAGCTGAAGATTCTGCGGACGTTTGTTTAGCATTTGCACTGGGACGATTTGATGCAGGCAAGCCTCTTACTCAAAACGATTTCGACATTATAGTAGCTGCTACTGCCGATTACACAGCAGAAATGATACTTGATATGCAAATGTGCACAGCATGTGTTTTTAGAGCTATGATGAAGGCTGCAGAGGAAAAGCTCAAGATGCCTTGGTATAAGCGCTTGTGGAAGAAGATTAAGGGTATTTTTACCCGTAAGTAAGAAATAACAGTTCCTGTGGTGCTTCCCGTTAGAACAGCATTCAGGACAGTATAGCCCTACATGTTATAGAACACAGCAGATCGCGACTGCAGTAGGGCGCTCGTTGAATAACATAACATTTCATTTTTGTAATCAATTTTTGCAACGAGATGGACGCCGGCAACTCGTTAACATGCTGGCCCAATACAGTGATATTATAGCTCGATACGTTTCACACTGTAAAAAAGAAACGCGCAGCCAATACAGCGCTCACTGCTGCGAGTGTGAGGCATAGTATAAATCTTTTTTGGTGGTTTTGGAACGGCTGGAACAATGATACATGATGCCGGGGGGTTCGATTCCCCTACCAACCACTGCCCCGTAGTGTAAATGCTCTTAAACACAAGTGGCTCTAACCCACTAGTTGGGCCTAAGGCAGGGTCCCGGGGTGACCAATACCAATACAAATTGAACATGGAAGTAAAGTTTAAAAGATTATCAGATAAGGCTGTTTTGCCTATACGCGCACATAAAGGTGACGCAGGATTGGATTTAACGTGTACATCTATTAATACTGCTATTAACGAATGCGGTCAAATAGTACTGGTGTACCATACAGGCCTTGCTGTTGAAATACCAGAAGGTTATGTAGGACTTCTTTTCCCACGTTCTTCTATTTACAAGAAGTCTCTTTCACAGACTAATTCTGTGGGTGTTATAGACGCTGGTTATAGAGGAGAAATAATGGCAGTATTCAGGACTACTACTGATGTCGTTCCTTCAATATATAAAGAAGGTGAGAGATTTTGCCAACTTGTGATAATGCCAATTCCAGAATTCGATGTAATAGAAACGGATACACTTAGCAATTCTGAGCGAAGTGGAGGTGGTTTTGGATCAAGTGACACTACTAATATTAGCGCAGCAAACGGGACCTCGGAGTCTTCCGGAAACGAAGACATGTCTAAAAACTCTGAGGCCGCAACAGAGCAAGCGGCTGGGGAAATTGCCCCTGAGCAGGCACAATAATAACGTTATAAAAGCTTGGGGTGCGGCGTACATGAAATGGCAATGCACCATTAAGGGGACTCTTAAATAGGGCCCCCTTAAATTGTTTATAAACCAAATTACGTAATTTATGGATACATTAATTAAAAGTACATTACTTAGTTCAGTATCTGCAGGAGGTAGAGTAAAAGCCCCACGTCAACCGAATATATGGTGTGGTAGTGCAGACAACGGTTATACTCCAGGAGATCTTGTTGATGCTAACGGTCTTGTAGAATTTATCATAGAAAATGATATCTTACACGACGATCCTTCGTTCCGGGAGCTGAAAGAAAAATTAGAGACTGAAGCTTCGGATAGAGAGGCAGCTGTTGATTCTTTGAGAAACTATGTGGATGCAAAGATAACAAGTCTTATAGACGGTGCACCAGATACATTGGACACTCTTAGGGAATTGGCAGAGTCTATTGGGAACGATGCAGATTTTATTAATACTATAATCGAGAGGATTGTTACTGTAGAGACAGACGTGCATAACAAAACGGCTGAGATATCCGGTAATGAACTAATCATTAACATTTAATCAATATTTATTATTTATGAATACAAGTTATAATAACAATGTTGCGGGTGCGCTGGGTCTTATAACAGTAAATGGTAGTACATATCAGCTTGGCATGGATGCTACTAGTACTGTTGGTGGTATCGTAAAGCTTTATGATAACCTTAGTGCATCAAACACTGATGGTGCTGTAACCCAGAGTGCAATAAAAGCCGCAATAGACAGTATATCACAATCTGCAGCTGGTGATGCTTCTGCAGCTATGACAGCTGCTCAGGCTGCTCAGGCTGATGTAGATGCTTTAGAGGCTCTTGTTGGTACTGGCTATGGTGAAGATACTACTGTAAAAGATTACATTGACGCAAAAGCTTCTGATGCTAAAACAGTTGTTGAAAAGGCTGCAAATGAAACATATCTTACGCTTTCTTCTTCTACTGCTGCAGACGGCCATGTAACATATACTTTAGGTACTACTGGTATAGACAGTGCTATAAGCACAGCCATTGCTGCTATTGTAGATAGCGCTCCTGCTGCGTTTGATACATTAAAGGAAATTGCTGACTGGATTCAGGACGATCAAACTGGTGCAGCTGCTATTGTGGCAGACGTCACTGCATTGGATGCAGCTAAGGCAGACAAGGTTGCTTCTGCAACTTCTGGTAACTTTGCAGGTTTGGATGCAAACGGCAATTTGACAGATTCTGGAAGCAAGGCTGCAGATTTTAAAACTGTTCAGACTGCAAAGACATCTCCTGCAGCAAGCGGAAATGCCCTTGCGTTCATCGATACTATTTCGCAGAGCGTACAAGGCGTAATTACTGCTACAAAGAAAAATATAACCACTGCATCTGCGACAAGTAACGGTCTTATGTCAAAAGAGCAATATAGTAAAGTTGCTGCAATTAACGCAAGTGTTAGCGGCAATGTATTATCAATAGTAACGGCTGCTGCCTAATAAATAAAAATCGATATGCATTATACGAAAGCAAATGGAGGCGCCTTAGACGGCGCTGTTTCGGTAATAAGCATAAACGGTTCATAGGAATACCAGGTGGGGAGAGACGCGAGTTCCTCCGAAGCCGGTATTGCTAAATTATATGATACCGTTCCGACCACCGGAGGCGCTACAGATGGCGCTGTTACCCAGCAAGCGGTCGTAAATGCCATTACCGATATAAAAACAAATATTGAAGATAATGAACTTGTAACTTCGGCAGCTTTGAATGACCTCAATAGTGCTATAGATAGTCTTGGTACGACTGTAAACACTATCGATACCACAGTGGATGATATTTTGTCCAATTATATGCCTATTCTTGATAATCTTAATGAACAACATATAAAGGATGGTATTAGAAGTAGGGAACTTGCACAGCCTGGCGATATTGTTCTTACGGCTACGATAAGTGGAGTAGAGAATACTATATTTATGAGTTTAGATGCCTATAATAAATATGGTAGCGGTGATTATACTCCTATTGCTATTGTGGTTAAGCCTTATGATCCAGATGAAGATAAAGTAATATGTATGGCTACTAGATTTGGTAGTTTGAGGAATCCTGAACAAGGATCTAGCAATGCCGTAGATATGCGTTGGGGAGGTTACAATGTAGAAAATACTATGACTAATTATGACTCTTCTTACTTTTATCTCCCGTCAAATTATTATGAGCATATAGCCAATCCAATAGATAAAGGAACATACTGGCACATTAACGCATATACAGATAACGTAAAACATGTTTCTCCGTATGCATCTGGTAATATTATTGCACAGGTTCAATTAGCTGCAAACGATCCGTGTAATGATACAGATGGAGCATCTAACACAACATATTTGGCAAGTATAACTACTGCTACGTATACTGCTGGCGGTACTATTACTAATTCATATGCTGCTGGAAACTACCCTGCAAACGATTCGTGTAGATATTATAACGCTGCTGGTAAATCTTGGTATCTGCCGTCTATGGGAGAATTACAATATATCGTTCCGCGTTTTAAAGAAATAAATACATCTTTTTGTAAATTCTCGAGTACGCTTGTGGGTCATTATTTTTGGAGTTCTACTTAGTAGAGTAAGGACCTTGCTTGGGGTGTGGATCTCGGCGAGAACCTCTTTGGGTACGTCTACATCGACGGTAAGAATAAAGGCCACGGTAGTGTCTTACCGTTTGCAGCTTTTTAACTCTTTGTTTAATTTATTTTTAATATGACACAAGATATTAATAATCCTAAACACTATATTGCTGATGAAGGTATGGTGTTCCAGAGAATTAGTAATGGTTTTACAGAATTAGAAAACCCAATGACAGTAGGTAGTCAGTTGTACCTCGGTAAGATTTTGATTGACTCAAAAGGTAATACACTAGATGAACTTATTGACGACAGTATTGAATTCTACACTGAAATTCCTCGTCCTGAACGTAAAAATCGTAAATCGGAGACAACGGAACACGTCGAACCTACTGAAGAAAATTCAGAAAATATTCAGGAAATTGTAGAAAATGTTGAAGAAAATACATAATTTTTAAAAATTTTTTTAATTTTGATGCAACCATAACTCAATTTTTATCGTTATAAGAGTAATAAGGAAGCAAAAATACAGCTTCTACACATCATGTCAGATTACATTGGGAGGCAGGGTCGTCTTGAGGTCCGACGACCCTAGACCTTCCTTCTTCTGACTATTAGAGATATATATTTACTTGGGAGGCCCTAGAACTGAAATGCAGTTCTGGTAAGGAAAGGGGGTGTTGGGAGGCTGCGCCCCCATTCCTACTCTCTCTTAAAATAAAACAATACAATGAAAACAATTAACACTGAAAAGGCACTACTTGCTTACAACTTGTTAAACACAGCAAGTTATAGTAAAATGAGCGATGGTGATAAAATAAAAATATTCAAGATCACTCGTGCTTTGAAGCCAATAGCGGTTTCATACGAAGAAGCAAGTAAGGATGCTGCTGAAAAAATGAAATTTGAAAACTTTAACGATCGTATTCAAAAAGCACAAGAATATGAGCGAAATAAGAAAGAAGGAAAAAAAGGCCCAATCTCTGAAAAGGAGTATAAGAATACGGTTAAAGATTTGATGGAATACGACAAACTTGTTAAAGATACTATTAAACAACTTGGTAGTAAAGAAGAAACCATAGACGTAGATTTGTTGTCAGAAGATGGTTTTGGAAGTCTTATGGCCTCTAATGATTGGACTATGGGACAAGTGATGTCAGTAAGTGATATTGTTTGCGAATAAGTAAAATAAAAGCATTCGTGGGGAAACCCATATTTATACGGCGTTCTTTCTTAGGAAGGGACGCCGTATTATGCTTTATAAAAACTACATTTAATACATAAAATGATTAAAACACCATTACTTAATACAAAATTGGTACAGCACATGGATGTACCAATGATACCAGACGTATTAATGCTTAATGCTGGTGAAAGTCTAGAAGGAGCTTTATTTAGACGAGGAGACCTATTAGATGCATTGAGTGTTGATATTTATTTTAAAGACGTTGAATCTAGACTACACAATGTATTTGATGTAGTTACTACAAAACTTCGTAATCACATTTCAGATACATACTGCCATACTAATCCTGATGAAAAACGTTATTGGAACAACAAACTCGATAAAATCGATTTTGATAGCGCATTTGCTGTACTTAAAAGCAGATTAGATGGATATGAAGGTAGTTTGGACGATATACGAAGTATTTTAAACAGTCTTCCAGATTTTGATCTGTATGCTCTTAAAACAGATCTTAAAGATTTTATTACTGGTGATGATCTTGAAGACATATTAAAAAACATAGGTTTGATAGATGAAGATGGAGCACCTATTATAGATGTAGATACTATTACTAATATAATAAACAATGCTGATCTTTCAAACTATGTAAAAAAAGGTTCGATTCTCGGAACTATAAATGGTATCGAGTTCAGAGAAGGAAGTTCTATTACAATTTCTGGAGGCACATCTCCTGATGGAAGCTAGTATCTTACGGCTGGCGATTTGAAAACAATAAACGGACAGTCTATCGTTGGTACTGGAGATATTACTATTGACGGTGATGGATCATCTTTTGTTTTAAATCCAGCAACCAGTACAAAGTTAGGCGGAATAAAGATAGGATACGAGCGCGGAAATAACGATAGTGATAGAAACTATGCTGTATAGCTTAGTCCTGATAACAAAGCTTATGTGTATGTTCCTTGGACAAATACTCCCGGAGGAGATGATCCTGATAATCCTGATGATCCGGGAGAAAATAAGGATAAAATTATAACTCTTACGGAAAGTGAGTTTAATGCTCTTGATAATGCTGGAAAACTTGAGCCTAATACCACATACATAGTGCTCGACGATGACACACGTGTAGTAAAATTTATTTGTTATGTTGATGAATATGGAGTAAAACATATTACAACGATGCCGGAAGATTCTTCTGAAAAATTAAAAGTCGAAGAAGTAACTCTCGAACAGTGGAACAACATGACAAATAAAGATCCAAATACCATATATATTGTGTATAGTGGTACTGGTGCAAACAGAGCGCTTGTTGGCCTTGGCATAAGCACTGTTCTTACAAGAATTCCTATTCCTGCAAATGGTACAGTAGTACGATTGACTCAGTCGGAATATGACAACCTTGGTGCAGATATAGATGAAGGTACATTGTATTTAATTGTTGCGAATGATGCTGTCGTGAAAATGTATTTGGGGTCTATAGAAATACCCGTTGGATCTGAAAGCGAAGCGGGTGTAATAAAATCCATACTCACTACCATGTTCTCCGAAAAAATAAAATGGAGTGGAGATAGGGTAGAAAGTCTCAACTGGTCTATTATAGACGTAGACAACCCTGGAGAATTTTATGCAGCTACTGGATTTGAAGATCTTGTAAAAAATACTGTAAAAGAAGCAGGCTTTATATCGAAAACCGATAATACTAACAATTTTGCAGAAATGTTTGCTACATAGGTAGACCTCAACGGTGATATCGTAAAAAAAGCTAGTATTCTCACATCGATAAATGAATCTGGAGAAAGCAATGTAAAAATATCGGCAGATAGAATAAATGTAGACGGCGTATTTAATCAATATGCACGATCTGCAGATAAAAAGTCTGCATCACAACTGCTGTCAGACGGAAACAGTATAATAGGAAGAGTTTCTGTTATAGACAACGGTGTTTTGAGAGCTACAGAAGTTTAGCAACACCCAGGAGAATTCACAATATCTGCTGTATCTGTTGATAATAACAACAGCGAAACTTCAAATGCATTGTTTAGCATAAAGACTGCTACAAAAGGCTCTGAAGTATTGATTTCTGCAGACAGTATTGTTTTAGATGGAAATACTACTGTTAATGGTAAACTTTCTGCACTTTCTGCAAACATTAATTCTCTACAAGCTGATTATGCAAGTATTGAGAAAATATATGCAACAAAAGTAGATGTCAATGCTCTTTTGGCAAATTATGCTACTATAGGGTATCTTACCGGTGGAAATGCGGAATTTGATGGTGTTGTAAATGCTACAAAATTTCAGGCTGGAAACTCGACTTCAGCTAATATGGTTATAAATGGAGAGACTATCGACTTCTATTTTGGAGATCAGCGTAGAGCATATTTTTCTCAGGGGGAAAACAACCGTGGTATGCAATTACACATAATGAATGCCGATGGTACTTGGTATATAATAGACTTTACAAACGGTACATGGTCTTCTGATGGCGGTGGATCTACACAATATGCATATTATTCTCCAGCAACACATTCGAATTTGTATGTCATGCAATCTACTCCGCTTTATTTCAGAAACGGTACATATTATACCAATACACAACTTACGAATAAAGCTACTGGAACTTATTATACTCAGGCAGAAATATATAACAGAGACGGAGAAGGCGAAGCATTATATGGAATTGTATCCGACAGTAACAATGAAGTTCATGTTGCAGCATATGTAAAGAATTTGATAAGATATGAAAGCGTTGAATTCTCAAACGGTTCCATTGTGTCGTCACAAACCAAATATATATATACTGGACGTACACCAAAACAGTTAGTATTGAAAACCGACGGAACCCCGTCTAATATCAATTATGACAACGTAGATACAATGTTGGTATCTGTTGAAAGCAATGTAAACACACAGTGGTTGTATAACGGATATACCAACGGTATTGTTTAGGATGCAAACACTATAATAAATCCGGTAATATCTGGAACGTATGCGCAAATAAACAACGCTGGATTCTCAGAATACGAAGTATAGGATTTAGGTTCTCAATTTGCGCCACAACTCATTTTCATCGACGACGATGATGAATTAACTTGGTAATTATGTTTGATATAAAAGGAGATAAGATTTCTTTAAATACAGAAGATTTAGCTATACCTCCTTTCAAAGATCATTTCAATGGGGCTAAGGATAAAAGCTTAGCCCTCAAAGAAATAGAATATGTTGTATGGTTGTATAAATGGAATACGCCATATGTGGCATATCCTGAGCGAGAAAGAGCTCAGCGGGTAGCTAAAGATGTTTTTAAAGACGAAAAATATACACCTTCTGCAGAGGTGAAAGAGTTAGCTAAGCGATTTCAAGAATTCTAGGAAACTCCTGGAACAAGATTGCTTACAGCTTCTCAAACTGCAGCTGAAGGCCTTATTGCTGCTTTGAATGATTATTCTAGTACGGCAATGGATATTGATACAGCAATTAAGGTCACCCGCATCTTAAAAGATGTCGGTAGTATTGTTAAATCATTAGACATTGCTATGAAGCAGGCTAAGGCCGAACAAGTAGATGCTGGTAGAGTAAAAGGAGGAGGTGTCCTTGGACTCTACGAATAGTAATTTTTAATATTAACAATTTAAACTTTTAAAAAATTATGTCAGATAGTAAAGTTTTTATGTTCCCTGAAGGTGGGTACGGAAATAACAATGGTCTTCTCGGTGGTTGGGGAGGCGGTATTCTTGGTTTTATTCTCGGTATCCTCTTAGGAAATGGTGGTTTCTTTGGTAACGGTTTTGGTGGTCTTGGCGGTGGTGCATATGGTCTTGCTAACCAGATGAACAACGACAATAACACAGACCTGGTAATGAATGCAATTAACGGTACCGATGCAGATGTACGTCTGCTTGCTACAACGTTGAATGCAGATATTAACGAAGTTACCAATGCAATACATTCCGTACAGAACGCAATACAGCAAGTAGGCGCTCAGAACGGTATGGGATTCTTGCAAGTAACAAACGCCATCCAATCAGGTAACGCATCTCTGTCTCGCCAGTTATGTGAATGCTGCTGCGAGAATCGTCTGCTGACTACACAGCAGGGTTATGAGAATCGCATCCAGACAATTGAACAGACCAATTCGCTTAATACTACTATTAACGGCAATGGTCGTGCAATTACTGATGCAATCGCCGATCTTAAAACTAATATGACGCGTGAATTCTGCGATGTAAAAGAGCGCGAAATGTAGAATAAGATTGACACACAGAGTGAAGTTATCACTCAACTTCGTGGACGACTCGACAATGCAGATCAGACCGCAAAGGTTGCTGCAATGCTTGTTCCGATACAGAATCAAATAAACGCAATAGCTAGTAAACAGCCAAATACAGTTCCAGTACAGTGGCCACAACTTACAGCTGTGAACACTACTCCGTATGTAAGCGGTGGTTTCTATGGAAACTGGGGAAATGGTTTTGGTAATAACATTATTTTTTGAGGAGGATTAAGTTATGGGGTGCTTTAATGTAACTACAAATACCAATGGAGTTCCTTATTTAAGCACGACCGGTGTGACGGCAACTGAAGAAAGTGTAAACTTTTCGTTAGGTTTTCGTAGTATTCAACCAGTAGGATATATAACAATAAGAATTGCTAACGCTATTCCTTCTGATACTACAGAAACTTTACCAGTGAATATCACACTAAATGGTACTACACGTGCGCTCACCCTTTTTAACGGAACTCCTGTTACTGTTGCAGATCTTACTGGTACTGGTGTAATACTTGTATTTAATGATAGATTTAATGGAATACTACAAATGATGAGTGTTCCTGTTGCAACTGCTTAATTAATAATTTAAAAAAGTAATAACTATGTTTTCAGCTTTACGTCAAGGGGCTCTTCTATACATATTAGAAAAAGGAGAAAGCCCGCATTTTAAAATAGGTACGGTTGATAGCGTTACTCAGCCGCGCCCTAAGTATAATACGTTTAATCCTTCAATTCCATTTAATGCAAATATGGAAACAATCGTAGATATTAAAGTTAATGTTGACAACGAAAAGAAGGATTATATAGGAGTTCCAAGCAATGCTTCAATTCACGGATACGGAAATGTTGTAATCAGTGAAAGTAGGGATGCAATGGTTTCAGAAGTAAACTCAATGCTCCAAACGAGTAAACAGATTGTAGACAGTGTCGATTACCACAAAAAGGTAATAGAATCTTGTGAAGAAATGTTAAAGCAGCTTGATCCAGATTATGCAAAGCAGCAAGAAAGAGATAACGCCATAGACAGCCTTAAAAGCGAAGTAGGTTCTCTTAAAAACGATATGACTAAGATATTGAACCTCTTGACAAAGGCTGGAGCAAATTAATTTGTTTGCTATGGTATTGATAGAATTTAAAGAAGCTGCTTTGAACAAAGCATTCGAAGAACTCGATGAAGCAAAAAAGAGTTTGAAGAAAACTAAATTAGCATTGTGCAATGTTGAAGATTCATTATGCGAATTATATGAATCTGCATCAGAGTATGATGAAACAGAAGACGACTACGAAAGCGTTGAAGAACCTATGGATGGCACTCTCGAAGTAAATTATCGTAGACGTCGTAATATGCGAGGAAACATGCGATATAGGTCAGGCATGAGAATGCGTGGCTATGGTCGTTATTCTTATTAACTTGTACAGGGGCGGCGTAAGTCGCCCACTGTAACACCAAATACGTTGTTATCATGAAAAATACCGATTTAACCCAATATGATATAAAGCCGGAAGCAATGATAAATTACTTGCGGTACAACGGACCTCATTTTAATAAGAAGCTATGTGACTTCGCGGTAAGTAAAATGACCAAAAAGACCGGATCAATTTTAACTCCGATAACACCATTTAGTAAGGATGATGTAGACAACATACTTAAATCTAATGGTGTTATTGTAAAAGGCGGTTAGCTGTATGATTATGTGTTTGTAGCAAATATGTGTAAAGCTGATTTCTTTGGCTCAAGCATATCAGACAATCTTCATTTAGCTAAATACATCAAAGACGTTTTGGACGATGATGACGCCTATGACGGTATTGTATTCAACCGGTGGTATGCTGACATGTGCCGCAAAGGGGTTGTAATAAATTGGGAGGAGATGATTTGATATGGTCAAACAATATATAGAACTTGGAGACAGCAAGTGGGGCATAGTAGTTTGTTATGGAGTTGAATCTGAAGATTCTACAGAAGTAAGCGAACTATTAAGAGCCCTCGGTTGTCCCGAGGATGCAATTAAAAAGTCGGTACACATTATGACTCATAAATTAAATTCTGCGTTGACTTTTTCAAACACTAAACTTAAAATGAGTTTAATTTGTATCGGAGAAACATCTTCACAAGATTAGCTAGTTAATAGTATTGTACATGAAGCCAAGCATGTTTAGTCTCATGTTTGTTAGTATTACGATATCGATGAAGACAGTGAATCTGCTTCATATTTAATTGGTTATATTGTTTAGAGGATGTATATAGGATTGAGATAGATTAAGTTAAAATATTATGGTAGATTTTAATAAAAAGATTTACAACACAGATAAGTTCCGTCAAGCTGCAATACATTTTATAGAGCACGGTGTTTATACATTAGCACCGCCAGGTACTACAGATTATGTACGTTTTTGGGATTAGGAAACACAACGCTGTCTCAATGGCTATGTTGCTCCAGATGGTGACGCTATTACGGGCTATCATTATTTCTACTTAAACTATTTTCCAATAATGAACCTTAAGGAAGTAGAATATACAGACAGATACGGGCAACTGCGAAAACGAAGAGAACGTATATTCGCATTCCCCGACTTTTACGACTATGACTATTACTACTTCAACGCGATAGAAGAAGCTGAAGATACTGGAAAGCATATGGCAGTATTGAAGGCAAGACAGAAAGGATATTCGTTTAAAGGAGCTTCCATGTTAGTTAGAAACTACTTCCTTATTAAAGGTTCTAAAAATTTTGCAGTAGCGTCAGAACAGAAATATTTGACAGGCGATGGTCTTTTGACAAAAGCTTGGCAAGGTATGGACTTTATAGACAAAAATACTGCGTGGGCCAAACAAAGATTGGTAAGTACTAGGTTAGAACGTACATCCGGATATAAAATAAAAGACGAATTCGGAAAAGAAACAGAAGGTGGTTATTTATCTAGTATAACAGGTATAACTCTTAAAAACGATCCCGAACGTATTCGTGGTACTCGTGGTAGATTAATTTTATGGGAAGAAGCAGGTAAGTTTCCAGATATAAAACAAGCGTGGGCTGTAGAGCAACCTGCTGTAGAAACAGACGATGGCGTAGCTTTCGGTTTGATGGTTGCTTATGGAACAGGTGGTTCTGAAGGCGCAGATTTCGAAGGCCTAAAAGATATGTTTTATCATCCGGAAGGATTTAATATCCTCAGCTTCCCTAATATATGGGACGATGCCGCAGAAGATACTAAGTGTGGATTCTTTGTGCCGTCTTGGGCAAATATAGACAGTGTAGATGCTGACGGTAACTACATTTACATGGACAAAGATGGTAACAGTTATAAAGATAAAGCAATATAGCTGTAGATAGACCAAAGAACTAAAGTTAGAGAAGGACAATCTGATCAAACGTTTACTGATAGATTTATAGCTGAACACCCTCTAACACCACAAGAATCTGTACTCGAAATCGGTGGTAATATATTTCCTAAAAAATTACTATTACAACAACTAACAAAAATCCGTACAAATAAAAAACTATAGAATATGAAACATATAGTAGATCTTATTTGGGACGGAAATGGACAAGTTAAAGCTATAGAAAAGAAACAGGGAGATATAACAGAATATCCTCTCAAAAAAGATAAAAAACCAGATGGGTCTGTTGTTATTTGGGAGTATCCAATAAACGATCCACCGTACGGATTATATATTGCAGGATGCGACCCATACGACCACGATGATAGCTTTACAAATTCATTGGGGTCTACTTTTATATATAAACGATTCAAGGCTGGTGAAGCTTGGACAGATGTTATAGTTGCAGAATATTCTGGCAGACCATCTACAGCAGAAGAATATTACGAAAATGTTCGCAAGCTATTAGTATTCTATAATGCTAGGTTACTGTTCGAAAATGAACGTAAGGGCATATATCCTTACTTTACAAATAAACATTGCGACTATTTATTGGCCGACTAGCCTGATAAGATAATTACGGAAGTCTTTAAAGACAGTAAGGTGCAACGCCGAAAAGGTTGCCACATGACAAAACAAATACGCCAATATGGCGAAGGGTTGATAAAAGAATGGCTTGAAGAAGAATTTGAGCCAGGGCACCCAAACTTAGAAAGAATATACAGCGAACCTTTATTAGAAGAACTTATAATGAACAACGGTGAAAGAAACGTAGACCGTGTAATAGCATTGTGTATGGTTATGATATACAGAGAGGAATTGTACCAAATAAAGGTTTCTGCTGCAAAAGAATAGAATAAACAGGTTGAACTCTTCGAAATGCCGTTATTTAGCAAACAATGGTTTGCCGATGATACGAGCACTA